GTGGAAAAACAAGCATATTTATATAACTGCTTCGTATCATTTAATGGAAAGAAAACAAATATAGCCTTTGACGATCTTTTGGATAAGATCGTAACTTTGGAACCTGCAAAAAAATTAAAAAAGATTAAACGGGATGATTACACTAGCCTCAGTATGATTCCAATTGAAAATTCGAGAATAAGGAGAATAGGTTTTGGAAAATATAGAAATAAAAAACCTTATGAAACAGATAAAGGAACTGACATAGTAGAACTTATTAAAAAAGATGTATTAGAGATGAGCTCAGCGGTCTTTATTCCTGAGTCAAGATTGGCAATTATAGAATACAATCATTATGGGCCGAGAATAAATGCAATCTCAGACTATTTAACAAGCTTTTTATACAAAGATGACGATAATGTTTGGGAAGTTGAATTTGTCCCAGTTGAAAGTAAGCTGGGATGGGAAGATATATCTGCCTCAAACGATATTAAAAGTCTCGAAATAAAATTAGATATTGGGGGTAAATCGAGGCATTTCATTTCAAAAACTAACAATCCTGAAAGTTTATTTTTTAAATTAATCAGAAATACAGTGACAACGCATAGTGAGTTCGGGGCAAATAAGGCCACTCTTTCTTTCAGTAAAGGGAAAAGAGGAGATGGTTTTAATAAAGATAACTTAATGTCCTTACTAGAACTACTCGAATTAGAGAGTGAACTTTTTGAAACTGTTAAGATCAAATACCTTAGTCCAAAAACGGGAAAAACAGAAACCATTGATTTAAAGAACGAAGGCGTCAAAGGCCTATATTTAAATAATGTAACTATAAATAGTAACTGGGAGTTTATATGTAACGAAATTTCACAAGAATATTCGAATAACGAAAATTCAACTTATGCAAAGTATGGTCCTTTTATTCCCAAAAGAGTCTCTGATGTGATAAAATAAAGGGAACAAACGTTCCTATTATGAGGAGGTCTCTTTTCTATGCATTTGTTAGATCGTATAGTTAGATTTTTAGAAAAATGGGGCATAATGATTTTTTTGTTTATCGCCACTTTAGTTTTACTTTGCTTACTTTATTTCCATAGAGATCTCACTCTGAACACATTTAAATTCTTTTTGAATGAAAAAGAAGGAGCATTCCTAACGATTGCAGGTATATTTATTGGGATTTATTTTGCTATTTTCAGCTTTTTCATTGGAATTAAACCTGATTCTGTAATGGCGGATCTTGATGATGAAGACATACTAACATTGGTTAAATATTTACGACACAGTTTTGTAGGAAGTTTTGTATACATCTTTTTAACCCTTTTAAATTTTCCTTTTTTAACAGGAGTATTTAAAATTTGTTTCTACTTTATTCTATTTGTTTCTTTGCTCTACATGTTATTGTCAGCTCTTAAAGTGGGCATTTATATGTATATTACTTTTAAGGCAGATGTAGCAAACTTAAAAGATAATGTGGAAAGTGCAAGAGAAGAATCCTTTAAACTCCAAAGGATGTTAAACCTTTTTGAAGACTTTCTTGAAGAAGAGAAAAGAAAAGAAAGAGAATCACGAAATGAGAGAATACGGAATAATGACAGTGATTGATAAAGGGTGCATGGTATGAGAATTAATAAAATAAGATCATTACTTTATAAATCAGCTAGAATTTTGGGTGATGTTCAAGCAACCAAAAACGGCACGCTTGGAAAAAGGATAGCCGCCGCGCCGCAGGAAAAGCAACAAATAAAATGATGAGAAATTTGTTCAAATGACCTTTCATTTTTGGAAAGGTCTTTTTATTTTGCGCTGCATTTGCGGTTTTCGTTCGGTGTAATTTCGGTTACAACCAAGCCTATATATGATTTAGTTGGTAATTGTAGGATATAACATAAGGAGGAATTTCATGAAGAAATTTGCGTCTGTCCTGTTGGTTTTGTGTTTATTGATGTCGTTGGCTCCGAATGTCCTTGCCCTAGAAAAACAACCACCTGTGAAAAGTTACTCAGAAGAACAATATGACAAACAAGATATTTTAACCTTAGAAAAGTATGTATCAGTGAAGAATGGTCTTTTTGCTTTAGACTATGAAAAGGCTAAATCTGATGGTATTGGAAAAGGTTTGCTGGATGGACAAAAGGCTTATTTTGAATACTTAAACGATGAGATTACAGCAGGTAAATTAGAAGCTAAAAAGGATTTAAGTATAGTTGAAAAGACTGAATCTGAATCTCCAGAAATGGCGCCCCTTGCTTGTAAAGGCAAAAACTACGGCCCTAAACATTACTGGTGGGGCTACCATGTTAAAATGAATAGCTGCGCTACTGATAACTTTGTACATGACATGAATACTGCCGGCAGCACGGCGGCGGGTATTGCTGTTTTCACTGCTTATTTTGGCTTTGTGCCAGGAGCTATCCCTGGAGCAGCTAGTGTTTTCTTCGGCTTAATGGCGAACCGTGCAGATGCTAATAATAAGGGTAAAGGGGTAAAAGCAGACATAACTTGGGCTTTGGCCTTTAGCTTCAGCCCGCAATAATTGCATATAATAACACCAGAGGAGTGGTCATCATGTGGGATTTTTATGTAAAATACACTTTGCCTATTTTCATTGTTGGTTATTTATTCGTTACATGGTTGAGAATTAATAAAGAAAAGAAGAACGGAAAAGAAGCTGTCAATAAGGCCAAACTATTTAAACAGTTGGGAATTGCAGCTCTTATCACGTTCCTTGTCATTTCAGCATTATCTTACATCATAATTAACATGGTCGTTTCATAAGTCAGTTACCCCCTCCATAAGAAGAGGGGGTTTTTTTATTATTTCAAAAGCGTGTCGAGCCTCGCATTTGTCTTCGGCCGTTACTCCATCATTATCAAAGTCTTTACAATGCATAGAAATGAATCCTCCTTTGCTTTAAAATGTAAACGTTCGTTATAAAATAAGAGGGGGATCATATGATTATTCTTGGTATTATTGCAACATTAGCAACCTTTGTCTTTATTACAGCATTGATTTTTATCTTCTTTGAAAAAACTAAGAAAATAGGTAAACAAATAGCACCAATAAGCCTTGTTTTGGCTTTATCTCTTTTTTTCATTATGGGTGCGTTGAATCGAGACTCTCACGAATCCAAAACTGAGAATGTCGCTGCTACCACAGAAAGTACAGAAGAGGAGCCAATGTATTCTGAAGACGAGGAAGACTCTGACGTTCGAAGTGTTGAGGATAACCAAAAAGAATTTAACTTCAGTCTCGAAGAATTTGTACAGACTTTCAATGAAGCGACTCGAGATATTGAAAGTGATGAAGATGTTGAATCCACTGGTCTCAATCGTATTAATAAAGATAATATCGGAGATTTTGAACTTACCGAAGTTAAAGACGGCACAGTTTACACAAGAGAACTGAAAACAGAAACTGATAACTCCGGTGGAACTTTCACTTTGGAAGCATGGTATGACAACAATCATAAATTCTACCGTTTACATTTATCCACATCCGGTCCAGATAATATGGCTTCTCAAATAGGACTGGTTAATACACTTGCGGTTTTTCATGCTTTAGGGATTGATATTAAGCATGTAAACGATCTTCTAAAAAGCGAGCAAAATACACTTGAGATATTTGATGGTGACTATCTTGTTTCACTAGCTAAAATTCCTCAAACGTCGTTAATTATAAATATTGAACCAAAATAAAAGCCCCTTTTGGGGCCTTTTTTCATTATTTCAAAAGCGCTTCGATCTTCGCTTTCGTCTTCGGCCCGTAAATACCGTCAGCAGTCAGGCCATACATGGACTGGAATCGTTTGACCGCATTAGCTGTTTTCGGCCCGTAATGGCCATCTATTCCGTTGTTCTTCGCCCCTTTGTCCGGATAGTAATAGAGTGCCGCCAGTGCCGTCTGAATCTGTTTCACGGCCGCTCCCTTAGTCAAGGGGCTTGTCACTTTAAAAACGCCTGAGGGCAGCGTGTAAGATGTTTTTTTGCCTTTTGTTGGGGAGCTGGGCGAATCCGTCAGCTTTATTACCTGGCCGACTCTGATTAGATTCGGGTTCTTAATGCCGTTCAAGCTTTGCAGGGTTTTCATGCTTACTCCTGTTTTCTCTGCAATTACAGAAAGGGCATCGCCTTTCTTGACGGTGTACGTCGCCCCGCTGGTCTTTGAATCTATTTTTTGTGGTTTGGATGCCTTTTTACCTCCAAGGCGTTCAAGTTCTGCAGCAATGGCCGCTTTCACTTCATCCCAGCGCCCCGCATCTAAAATACGGTGCGGGCAGTATTTCCCATTCCAGTCCTGATGCTTTCTGATTTTGTCAACGCTCCATCCGCGCTCTTGAAGTAACTGAGCGACAAACTTGATAGCCAGTGCCTCCGCTGCTTGGTATCGCGCTCCGCCTGACTTGCTGTAGCAGATTTCTACCGCGATAGACTTACGGTTACCGGTTCCGTTTGTGCCATCGCCAGAGTGCCAAGCGTTCCGATCCAGCGGAATCCCCTGAATTACTTCTTTATCATCGACGGCAAAATGATAGCTTGTGGATTCGCTGTTACCGGTCATATAACTGATTTCATTGACGGCTGATGCGTCGTTTGCTGTGTTATGAATAGTGATATACTCCGGTGTCATTGGATTCGGACATTTCAGGCTGTATTTTTCACTTGGAACTAATCTCTTTTTCACTGCAATTGTCATGAAAAATCTCTCCTATTCTGTTTTTGGAATTAAAAAAGCAGCCGGATTATCCAGCCGCTTGTTCATCTTTTTCTCTTTTTTGATCGTTGTCGCTTTCGATCACATGGAGCCGGTCAGTGATGACGGCCGGAATTTTAACGCCGATCTGTGCCAAGTTTTCCGTGATGGACAGGCCCTCATTTGCGATATAAAAAAGAACGGTTCCAAAGGTCAGGACGCCGTTCAAATTTGTTATCGTATCAATAATGTTGGCGACGATGACCACCATAAAACTGAGCATCTTCCGCACATATCCAAACCACGCGCTACGGCTCCGAAGCTGCTTCATTTTCCACGCTTTGATAATGCCGGTGATGACATCCAAGATGCTGAGGATCAAAAGCAAGTCAAGGTATTTCACCTCCCCGAAAAGATATGTTCTTGCGATCTGTAAGCTTTCAAAATTCATCCACACATATATTCCCTCCAATTGTTAATCACCTCCTTCGAGGCAAAATAAAAACACCTCTGGGGTGTCAATCAGTTTACGGCGCTGCCTAAATCCACACTGACAGGCTGCTTTGTTATCGGATAGGTCAAGCCGGTTATTTGTTTGTATTCATCTTTTGTAATTCTTCCCCACTCAACAAAACGGGCCACGTCTGCATTACTGTAATACTGCGGCCCCCATCCGTAGATGGTTTTAACGCTTGTAAACCAATCCATCATACCCCTTTCCCTCCCTCCGCCAGCATTAGATAAAGATTTGCAATCATTTGCGCTTGTGACTCGGCCAGGCTCTGCGCTTCCGCAAGTTGTTCTGTGATGGCCGCGTTCTGAGCTTTCAATTCATCAACGGGAGAAGGCACCTGCCCGCTTTCAATTTGCTTTTCCAGGGCTTTTTTCTCTTCCTGGGTGGCCGCCTCCATCCATGTCTTCTCAGCTGGATGATACATCGCCTTTATAAAAGACGGAGGCTGGACGGTTGTACAATTCTCAGGGATTGTATAGTTACCTTCTTCGTCAGACTCAATCGGAACGGGTTTGGTCAAAATGAAATTTTCATCGTACTCATAAACCTGAATCATGTTATCCCTCCTTCCTGAAAGCCCGCGAGTACATCCAGATAATAGCCCCCGCCCATCTTATTTGAGTCCGCCGGGTCTGGATATTTTATTTTTAAATCCCCATTATCATAAATGATCAAATTGGCTGTCCCGCCTGTCCCACTCAACGGAACTGTATAAACACCCCCGCCAGATGGTACATATGCTGCCGGAATTGAACCAAACACAATTTCTGGTTCCGTTCTAACATGCCCCCTTAAAAAGAGAAGGGGCCCCCATTTTGCGTAAATAGGTGTTCGCGTCCCTGCGGTAGCACCGTTTTTCAGCATGATATTTGCATATGTGACGGCTCTGTTCCATGTCTTCCGCTCAGCTGCCGAGATGTGCCGTTCTTGGTTGTAATTGTGGGCTGTGAACTGACGTAATAATTCATCCAGTTTATCTTTAAAATCTGCTGTGAACAGCTTTGATAATTCTCCCAATGCATCTTTAAAAGGTTTGGTAACATGAATGTCCGTGTTATTGGCGTGAGTGTTTACCTTCTCTTGCGCCCCGCTTTCTGTTTCTTTACTGTCCCAAGCCTTCCGATCTGCTGCAGAAACATGCTTTTCTTGATCGTTCGCATGGACGTCTACTTTCTTTTGCGCGCCGGAGGGAGTTTCCTTGGCATTCCACGCCTTTCTTTCGGCAGCCGTGATATGCTTTTCTTCGTCATTCGCATGTTCATCCGTATAAGCTCTGGCCTTTTCCTCTGCATCATCCGCCTTCTGCTGCGCGCCTTCTTTCGTTTCAATGGCTTCAAGATCGGCAAATTTCTTTTGTAATTCCTCGACAGTCTGGCTGATTTCTTCCACGATGCGGGTTACCCCGTCTCTCAGCGTTTCAAAATCGTCAATGTAATAGTCAGCTGTCGGAATGATATTTTGATCTTCTAACGTTTTGGCGATAGAGAAAGTAAAAAATGAAGTCGCCAGCGCTTGCCCGTTCGTGTAATATAGTTTGATTTCAGCCTTAACCGTTCCGTAATGCTTGAGTTCTGCATTCGACAACACATATTCCGCTGTTCCATTTACCTTGTCAATGATGGAAAGGCTCTTTTTATAAAACGATCCATCATCATACAGGAGGACAATTTTTGCGTCTACGGCTGACAGAGGCAACGGTACACCATCCTTTGTAAAAGAAAAAAACAGCTTTGCGCTGCCAGTGTCTTGCGTCATAAATTGTATATTTGTACTCCGGCCATTGATTGGATTTGTATTAATGCTGATCGGCACGCTGCCCGTTTTATACATCGTCGCTTATCCCTCCTTAGTGCTGCGGCGTAACCATCATTTGCGCCACGCCGTATCCTTTTTCTGCATCATACGGTGTATCTAATTTCATCACCGTTCCGTAACCGCCGCTTTCCGCCTTTGTGGCGATGCCGTCAACTGCTGAAACACTGTCACCGACGTTAACGGTATTATCAACGCGCACGAACACTTGACCAATCAAACCAATAATATGCCACTCGTCTCGTTCCTCTCGCGGCTTGTACTCAGCTTCCGGATCATAGTTCGGGTTCTCAGCTGGAATCGTAATGATGTCCTCTCCGTCAAATACTTCCCGGTAGATAATGCCGCCAAATTCATCACGAAGAAAACGATCATTCCAATAGAAAGCAGCTCCGCCAAGCACAACGCCGGCAGTCTTAGAAACGACCCCGAGTATCTTGTCGCCTTCTTGCGCTTTTCGGATTTTGTCGCCCTCTAACGCTACCAGATAAGATGCCTCTATCTTTGCTCCGTCAGCTGATTCAAAATACTCCGCCAAGTCTTTTAAATTCGATACACTTTCTATTGCGCCAGTAGCCTTGACAGTTCCATTCTTTGCGTTTAATTCAATTTTTTTGTTGGCTTCCGAGGCTTTGCCGTTTCCATGGCCTAAAGCCAATGTGTAAGATTTGCTGTTCTTAGTGGCCTTGGAGAACATGACACCCGCGGACGCCCCATCTCCTGTTGTGTGAGAGTCATATGAAAACATGACGCCATTGCGTGAGCCTTCTGAGGAAGAGCCGCCAGCGTTTCCTGCAAGCAGGTTGCGCTCACCTTTCGCGTACGTCGGCCCCGTACATGCAATAATCGCACTGTATTTCGTAAGTGCATGGCCCGAGCTGGAAGCTGCTCGAAAGCCTCCCTTGACGTTATTCGGAACGACTGAATGCTTTTCTCCGGCAAGGACAGCCGCATCTTTATAACCGTAAGCTCTGACAAGAAAAATATTGGTCTGGGTGTTCGGAGAGGTGATGCCGGCCGTTCCGCTTGCTACATGCAGAAGGCCATTTAACAAGTTGACATTATACACACCGCCCCCTATCGCGATGCCGGTTCTTGCGGAATCGTGGATAACAAAATCAGAAATAAATACATCGTCGGTCATCTGATCGCCGCCGGTAATATAAATGTCACAATCAGCCTTTTTAAATCCGGTAATGTGCAAGTTGTTTACTGTTATCTTCCTGCTCTTATACTGGAAGGCAATGATTGCCCCGTCTTTGTAGTCATATGTCGGATCGCCAATCGCTTTAAAACCGATTATCTGAACACGCTGGTACGCCGATACAACAAGGGCTTTCGGAGCTAACCCTTCATAAAGCGAATTATAGACGGGTTCCCGGGATGTGCAATCTACTAACGTCACATCGCGGGCCGTCTCGCTCCAAGGGTCTTTTACAAGATGGTGGTCAATATGCCGTAAATCAAATGAGCGAACGTCACGAAATGATTCATGACCGCGAATATGAACGTCACTCGGTGCCGGCCATTCCTTGTGGGCTTTTACTTCTACGCCCCGCACATTCCCCTCTGTATAATTATCTATAACCCAGACATGCTTAGAGCCGTCGTCCACTTCAATTCCGTTTGAATTGGCTCCCCCTTTACGGTGTGCAGTGCCGCGGGGGTTCGTCATCACATTATTTGTGATGAAAATATACTCGCTGTAATGGGTCGTAATGCCGTCGTCACCATATCCCGAACCGACACACTTGTCGATCCAAATATATTTGCTCCCCGTTGCCGTGTAATCTTTTGCTGTAATGTCATAAGAAGGCGCTGATACATCAAAACAATGTAAGCCGGGATTAATGCCTTCAACGCCGCGCGCAATACCAAACTTTACTTGTGCGAAAAGAAGACAGCTTGAATGTACACCTCCGGTTGCGCCTACTCCGCCCTGACGATCAGGATTCCAGTCAAGCGACATACCTTCCACAACGATATTCCGGTTGCCTTTCGCATGATCAGCATTTGTGACAACCCACTCACTGGCCGGGGTGTCTTCGTGCAGTTTTAGCGTGGTGACGCCCATGCCCTGGCCGATCAAATATGTCCATGACGGCAGCTTTACGCCCCTTATCACGTATTCTCCGGCTGATAGATTGAGCCGCACCTTTCCGTTTCCGATCGCTCTTTTGAATGCTTCTGTGCTGTCTGTCTCCCCGGTAGGGTCGGCCCCGTAGTCGTCTACGTTAACGTTTCTGGTGATCTTACGTAGAAGTTTGTTATATTCCTTATCAAGACGCTCTTTCAACAGTGGGGCAATTTCCCCATCAGCAGTAACACGGGCATCCACTACTTCTTTTACATTTGTCCCGTCGGCATTAAGAATGAGATTACGGACCCGGTTATAGAGTCCGTCAATATAAGTTCGTAAAGAAAAGCCCCCGTGATCAATTTGCTCAGATGTATGCGCCGTAGCAGCTTTCTTATGACGAGTAATTTCACTTTCAAGTCCGTTTACGCTACTTTCGATCGCTTCCATATCACCAGATAGCTCATCCTCATAACGAGAGTTTCTAGTGGTATCGTAATTTTTTTTCAACCTCAACACTGTATTCACTCTCCTTTTCGACAAAATAAAAAACGCCTATCAAAGCGTTGTCAGTATTTGATCAATATATCGTTTTTGTTCTCTCAGCTTCTTCGCCTGATTCACCGCAATATCTTGTATGTCTTTTCTGAAATTGGCAAAAGTCAGCTTCGGGCTGCTGTATGGATTTAGCGGATTGTATTGAATCGTTAAGAGCCGCACATCATCCTCATAAGTCGTGCCGTCTGCTGTGTCGGCTAAAATGTGAACTGTATCGCCTTTCCAGAACGGCTTTTCAATTTTGAGCAGTTTCGGTTCGTATACATATTGATAATCCACACTGACGACTGTTTCCGGATATGGATTCACATGTTTTTTTAACGCAGAAACCATGCTGCCCGACTTTTTTATAGTTTCGTCTCTGATCGGGTCGGCCCACTTCGGTTTACCTTCCCGCAGGAATTTCTTTTCCTCTGGATGGATGTACAAGATCGGCTCAAATACGTATTTCGTTTTTTTGTCTGTGCTCTTACTGTCTTTAGTCATTGCACCATATCCCCATGCACGGGTAGAGCAGTTTTGCGAGTTGGTTTTGATACTGATGCCCGGCATATTATAACGGGAGTCAAAAGTGAAAGGAATCTCTTTCCCCATTTTCTTATAGACATGAATTTTATAATTATCCACGTCAAGCTCTAACTCATAATCATTTATGAGCTGATCTATTAATTCAGTGGAGTTTTTATCACCGAAATTCTCTTCTTCGGCGGTGGCGAATTTGCTTTCAGGCTCTTCCAGCACATATGAAAAATCAGTACCTTTTAACGCAATGTCAAAGGCCTCTTTTACGGTCAGTTTCTTCGTTACTGTATCATCCACTCGATTCTCAGCAAGCAGAACGGTAAAAATATGGTTGGCCGTGATTGTTTTTGTCAGGACGTTTTTAGCCTGCTTCAGATCTACATCTGTAATATAGTATTTTTGTTGTTTGAATCTTCTTTCATCAATGTAAAGAATATTGTCGTTGACCAGTAAATCGAATTCAGTCGCATTGCTCTCTGTTTTGGTAATTGTAAAGGTAAAGCTCTTTTTCCCGGTAGTATCGTCTGTAAGATCAACGATCACGCCTGTTACTTCCACAACGTCATTTCCGTCTTTCGTGGAAACATGCAACTGTGGAAAGTCCACATCTGACGGTAATTTTTTATTAAGAGGGATGTCGTTACCCGCGTATTCTTTGCTCGGAAAACTCGGTTCCTCTTCTGGGTTCTCCGGGGATTCTGGATCATCAGGCTCATTCGGCAATTCTGATGTATCGTCATATTGCATCAACTTATACTGTTCGATCATGGTAATTAATTTATTAGCATAGTTGATGTCTGTTGCGTAGCCAGCTTTTTGAACGGCTCGGCATGCTTTTTTATAATCCGTTTCCCCTACCACTTCTTTATACCGATCAAGACGATTATATAAGCTTCCCAGATCGGCCAAACTCTCAGCGTATGAAGGGTACTTTCTGAATTTAGCTTGTACCCTCTCAACATTTCCGTATTTGTCCTGCTCGCTGGTCCACATCAACACGTATTTTCCGTTATAGGTCCCTTTTATCCCAAACAAATTGAAAGCTTGTTTGGAAAGACCGCTCGTGCCGAACCCACTTTCCAGACAACCTTGAGCAATGACAAGGCTGGCAAGGACATTATATTTTTTTCGTACCCTCTGCGCCCCCGGCACCAGGCTTTTAATAAAGTCAGCCGCAGCCATGTCATCCCTCCTTACTTATAGTAAAAACGAGTATCAAATAAAATTTCAAAGTCATTTGAGTTTATAATTTCAAAATCGTTCCATCCCACGTCTAGTGTTGGCAGGCGCCCAGATGTTTTCAGGCGTTTATCCCCAATTACAGTGTATTGTCTGATGAATGTGACTTTTTGCGAGCGTTTAAGCTCCTGCTCAATTTTCAATTTTTCCCCGTTCGTTCGGTTCGCAATGGTTACGTTTGTCCCTTTGGCCCACAGAAAGACGTTATAATCATGCTGCAGAGTGTTGACCGCGGCGCCGCCGGGATTGTAAACGCTGAATCGTTTTTGGTTCTTGAAATGATATTCAAGATCATCTCTCCGAAGGATTCCCATGCCGGGACTCCAGTGCTCTCCATTGAAATTCTGGATGGTAGAAGAGGTATATTTCGACTCGGCAAGCCCCAGAATGTCAGTGAAATCTACTGTAAATGTGGCATGGTTTTTCTGTTTGTCCTTAGTGATAGTAAAATTCCCATCACACGTAACAAGGAATCGACGGTTAGGCAGAAGGTCCGTCGAAATATAATAAGGAAACGGCTGCACTAACAATGAATAAAGTTCATGCCGGTTCTGATAAAAAGTTTCGGCAATGACGGAATCTAATAAAAAATCAACCTTGATGCCTCTCTCTTTATACACAACGTCCCGGGGGTGTTGCGGCAGTACTAAACCGTTTATCCTTGGAAGTGTTGTTGTTTCTCGTTCAATATTCGGCGAGTCAGGCGTAAAGCTGCGCACCTTAAAACGAGGGAGAATGCGTGATAAGCTTTGCTCCCCCATACCGTTATTAAAATCAATATATAAATCTAGCATTATGATCTGACACCGCCTTTATAGGCATTCTGGTTATATCGGTCTGCAGCTTTCTGATCAAGTATCCTACCATCTCCTTTTTCAAAAGCGATCGTCGCAATTTGTTGGCCGTCCATATGTACCGCAGCCGGATGGATGATAATAGGCTGCTGAGGTATCACGGCCTGGCCTGCCCCACCAGACTGTTGCTGTGACAGGAGTGTGATTAGAGCATCGAGCTTTTGATTTAAGGCAGGCGTGTCAACTTCATTCCGGATGGTAAGCTCTGACTTCATTGAAATGAGCTGATCAGCAGCCCCCTTTATGTTGAAAGCCATCTGATTTAATTCCTGCTTAAACGAGGTCATCGCGTTCTGCGCCATAAAAGCAGCACTTTGTTTTACGTTTTTGGCTTTGTCCTCTATCCCTAACGCAAACCCATCAGAAAAGTTGTTTCCTTCCGCTTTTGTTAGTTTGGAGGGAGAATGGGAGTCAATAGATTTCTTTAAAGACCTCAAGGCCGATTTCCCCAAGTTCCACGCCGCACTGAAGAGAGAGCCGTTTTGCGATCCCATTCCATTTATAAAGCCGGTTACAAAGTCAGAACCAACACTATGTGTCTTAACGCTTTTCAGCCCCGTTTTTGCGCTGTTTGCAACACTTTTTCCGGCGCTGTTTGCTGTGCCCTTTTTACTGAGAACGCCGCTGGCCAATTCAGTTCCGGCCTTTTTACCGCCTCCGCCGTCTGAGGTTTTGGCTAAATTGCTCGTTACCGATGAGCTGAGAAAGCCGGCCGCAGATGTATTGGCGCCTTTGGTAGACGTTAAACCAGCTTTATGCTTATTTCCTTTGTTTTGTCCTGCTGCATTTGCTTGCCCGCCGCCTTTCTTCATCTCATTTAAAGCAGATTGAAGTATAGACGATCCTGCTTGTGCATTACCGGTCTTTGTAGAATTGATACCGGTACGAAAGGCATTTCCTTTATTTTGTCCGGCTTGTGCGGGCGTGGTGTTATCTGCGGAAAGCGAATTGTTAAGGGCTTGCTGTAAGACCGTCCCCCCGCCAATAACTGCTGGTGTGGACTGCTTCAAGCCAGCGGAAAAGTCCTCGGCAACCTTCTTCCCTGATTGTTCGGCGCTTGTCGGCTTATCTAATTCCCCTTCAACATTGGCAACCATCTGACTTGCTTCTTCACGGGCTTGTTCTTGGGTCATCCCCATGCCTTGGTAAAACTCTTCTAAAGCCTGTTGGGTAGTCTCAATTGCTTCTTCTTTGGATTGTCCTAATTTTTGAAGAAAATCTATTTGCCGGGCTGCCCATCGTTCTTGATATTGAGCTTCTGACTCTTCAGTTTTGACCATAATCCCCATTGAATTAGATATAAACTCATCTTGTTTATCCAATGCCTTTCCGGTCTCTAAATCTAGCAGCTTGCCGTCTCGTGACATTTTGGAAAATAAGGCTCTTGAATTTTTTTCATAGGCATCCGTGTTTTTTGCTAATGCGGAATTATAGTCAGCCGTGCTTTTGCTCAGTAATGATCTTCTTTGTTCCGCCTCTATATATCCCTGCGCAAACAATTTCTCAATAACATCATTTCTGTATTCCATATCTTTCTTGGCGGCTTGTTTACCATCGTCATAGACTTTTTTAATGTCATTGTTGTACTTCTGAGCTTGTTTAAATGAAAGCTGCCCTTGCTGATCCGTTACTACTTTTTGCATTGCTAATGCTTCTTTTTGATTGGCCGCAAATTTACTTGTAGACAATTCAAAATAGGAAACAATGTCATTGAACTGCTTCTTTTGGGAGGCATTCATGTTAGCAGTGACGAGGCCGGTCTCTTTTTGCAGTGCGTTTAACTGCTTTAGTTTATTCCTAGCCTCTTGCATATCTTTATCAATTGCACCGACCATCTTGTCAGTCATCTTTTCGCCGGCTTTTTTTGTCTTCTCATCGGTGTCCGCATATAGCCCTTTTAAGACAACCAGAGCATCCTTTTTAAGCCCTTCAAGTTCTTGAATTAGCTGGTCGCGCATACTGGCATAAGTTTCAACTAATTTAGCTGACATCTTCTGAGCTTCTGAACCAGATACCCGGGTCAATTCAAACAGCTGCAGTTCTGCCTTTTCTCTTAAATCCACATAGGCGGAAGCAGATTTTTGTGTTGCTTTAGAAACACCCTCACCGTAAAGCAAGGCGGATTCTCGCGCCTCTTCTTGCTGCTTTTTTTGGTTCTTCAATTGTTCAGTGTAAGCGTAAGTAGCAACCGAAATACCGCCAAGCAGCGCTGTGCCTCCGACAATTGCAAGGCCAACAGGACCGGTAAACGCCAAAAGCGCCCCTATTCCAGCTGTAAGCGTGGCGACGGCTGTCGTAACCCCTAATACACCTGTCGCCAGAACGGCTGTTTTCGCTATGGTTTGTACGGTGCCAGAATCCAGATTATTAAACATCATAATCAAGTCGCTGCCTTTGTTTGCTAAATCGCCCAAGGCGGGCAGCAGGCTTTCCGTCAGTTTGATTTTTGCTCCTTCGAGTGCTGACTCAAAAGCTATTATGCTTCCGTGTGCATTATCCAGCATTGTATCCGCCATCTTTTTGGCGGCTCCATCTGATTTTTCAAGCGCCTTAGTATTATCCCCCAAAGCCTTTGAACCTTTTTGAAGAAGGACAGCCCAATGTTTATATGCTTCAGCGCCCACAATCGTTTTTAATGCGGCCGCCTGTTGCTCTTTGGTCATGCCTTTCAGACCTTTTTCCATTTCCTCAACGACTTCCGGCATGCTTTTCATGTTTCCGGCTGCATCGAAGAAATCAAAACCTAATTTTTTGACAAGCTTCGACGCCTTACCCGTCGGCGAAGCGAGACGGATCAAGGATGTACCAAAAGCCTGCCCTGCAATTGAGCCTTGGAGACCTGCGTCACCAAAAGCCATAATGGCGGCCGCTGATTCTTCCATTCCCCAACCGAGAGAATTGGCGTTCGGCGCCAAAAACTTCATGGCTTCGCCCATCTGTTCAACGTTGGTGTTTGCGTTGGCTGCGGCATAAGCAATGACATCCGAGGCGTGCCCTGACTCTTTTGCTTTTAGAGCAAAGGCAGACATGATATTTGATGTAATATCCGCGGCCATTCCTAATTCCAGTTGACCGGCCGCCGCCAGACTGAGCATTCCGGGCATTGCGTCATAAATGTCATTCACCTTAAATCCGGCCATTGCCAAAAAACCCTGTGCATCCGCTGCCTGACTTGCTGTGAAGACAGTGGTTGCACCGAGTTCTTTCGCTTGCTCTCTCAATTTTGCGATTTCTGCCGCCGATCCGCCGGAAATGGCCTGCACCTTACTCATTTGCTTTTCAAAGTCAATGCCGACCTGAACAGCATCACGAAGGGACAGAGCCAGCGCACCAAAGGCGATGCCCGATGTCATAGCTACTGACGAACCAACGGAACGCATTTTTCCACCAATTGAATCCATTCGTTCGCCCATGATCCGAACACGGGAGGAAGCTCTTTTCGCTGCCTCCTCTAACGCTTTTATTCTCTGAGTCGTACTATTTAGCGCGTTTTGCGTCTTATTCATTGCGGCAGTAGCATTATTTAAACGGCGGGCGAGGGTTTGCGTTTCTTTTATGTCTTTCCCTTTTTTTATAGCCGCGTCTGCGTAAGCTCTCTCAAGAGCCTTTACTCTGCGTTTATGTGTTTCCAATTGTTGTGTTAATGTTTTTTCGGTTACTTGAGCAGTTTTTAATTCGTTTCCCCACACACCCACTGCCGTACGGTTTTTTTCAAATTCCGACTTCAAATTTTTCATTTGAACAGCACAGGCGCTCATTTCTTTTTTAAACTCAGATGAATTCGAATACAGCCTGACCTTTATGTCTTTGCTCAATCGGGCACCTCCTTATCCGAGAAATTGATCAATATACATAGGTTCATCATTGTTTTTTGCCTTCGTTTGTGTCTTCTCTTGTGATTTTCTCCGAGCCAGTCTTTTCAGATGATAGACAATGTCCATTTCGTCAATTTGATTCTGCGTATATCCTATTTCCTCAAGGGCGTTGTACATATCAAGGACTGACTCAGACAGACTTACTCCCCCGGCTCTTCACCACTGGGAATTTCTTCGCCATTTAAAAGAGCCGTTGCATCTGCAATGTTCCCCAACACATATTGTGCAGCAGCAAAAATTGTCCTTCCTGCTAACCGGGCGTCAATCCCTTCCTCAAACTCATCAGGCGTGAATTTCTGGCCAAAGGTATTACAGACGAATTCAATTTGTTCATCAGTAAAAAGACGTTCTGAATCTTGAGATTCAAAATCATCAGTGATTTTTGCAGCCTTCCGGAACAATAAACCTGTAATGTGGTCAGGTGTAACAAATTTTTTATCTTTACCATCAAGCCGAAGTGTAATAGACAAAGCTTCCATGTAGGTTCCTCCTTTTTCATATAAAAAGAGCGCTCTCAGGCGCTCAATTAATTATTTACCGACATCAACGACAGGCGTTCCCTCTTTCGTGATGTCCTTATAGACAACTTGTTTGAACCATGTTTCAGCGTTAATCCCATTGGCCTTATCTTCTTCTGCTTTTGCATCCCATCTGCGCTTACCCTCTTTTACATTAGTAAGAGGCATAAATTTAATTTTGACCTGCGCTGTTTGGGGCGTAGCTTTCCCTTCGTCCGTTTTGTGTTCAACCGGTACTAATTCTGGGGTTCCTTTAAGCACCCAATAGTATCTGTACCCGCCGGTAGAGAGCTTGGCCCGGAAACCAAGAGCAATCTCCAATGTCTTATCATCAGCACTAGAAAAATGAATGCCATTCTCCACTTCCTTACCGAAAATCCTTGACTGCATGTCAAGAGGGAGGTCGGCAACTTCCATTTCACCATCAATATCACCTAAGCTATTAACAGTGGCATATGCCACGTTGTCAGCATAAAAAACCTCTTGTTCGGATTTAGGATCAATTTTCAAGTTAACGGCACCCGGTAATTCTTGCGGATCAGAGAATTTCAATTCATCTTTCGTGTCTTTCAATACTTCGGCGATATGAAACATATCCAAGCCGGATAATACTTTCCCCATCTACTTTCCCTCCTGATAATAGGTTTTTTTATAACGTCTGGCCTTATGAAAGACCTTTGTATCTGTTTCGTATAAATCTTGAGAATCATATCGGCTGTATCCGATTTCCCGCATAAGCCTGTCTATTTCGGCAGCAATCGCCGTTTCTTTGCCGCGAGTGCTCGCTTGAGTGAAAATACTGATCTGATAACGCACCTCAAATGAATAGACCTTGTTGTCTGCAAAATCCGCATCAGCATCTTGAATCTCCGAAAAAACTACTCTTGGAAATGCGCTGACATCATTCGCAACGAGGTTATGAATTCCGCCAGACGCCAGGGCTTTTAATAAGGCACTGGAATTAAGTGTGCTCACCAATTCAATTTTAGGAGAGTAGGTCATTTGATCGGCGCTGTAAGTATTCGCTCCATTAATTCCACAGCAGGCCCCTCCCCTTCTTTCCCGCCTTTTTCTATGAACGGTTGCGGCGGCATTTTTGAAGTTCCCCACTCCAAGAAACTCCCGCGATACGCTACCTTTTTATTCGGACCAACGGCCACAAACCTCACTCCGTCCTTGTCTTCTCTGACATTGGAGACTGTGATGTTGTCCTGCATGTGAGGTTGTTTTTTATCACTCCGGTTAACGTGGGAGCGTTGCCGTTCAGCGATAATTTCACCGCCGGCCTTTAGCGCTACGGGTTCCACCTTTTCGACGTCTCCGCCGATTTTTTCAAAATACTGCGTTAGATCATCTATGCCGTCAAAGCTCATATCAGCCATTGATTCCCACCTCCTGACAAAGAATCTCAAGCTCTTCCCCTTGATCATCCGGATCGTTAGTGTCCAAAATATCAAAAACGCGTTCCATCTTTTCTTTAGGAACGCGCTTAACAATCCGCATATTCGGTTTTATATCCTTCCGGTAACGCACCGTGATTTTTTTGGGGGTCTTGACTCCCAATGCTCCGGCAATCATAGTTTCGCTATTTCCGAGAGAGCCAGCCCCCTCTACAGCTCCCCAGACCGTGAATAAGTCCACATAGGTTGCATTCCAGTTACCTTCTTCATCCTGTGTCTCGGTTTTCTTTTGAAAGGTCAGACGGTGCCGGAGTTGGCTGATCTTTTTTCTCATTTTCTTGTTCCTCCACAGATATATAACGCAGCTGCGTCAATATATTTTCAGCAGTAAAAGGGATAGATAAGCCGGTTCCCCCGGACTCATATATCCCTTTGTTTTCATACCAATGTTGGACAAGCATTTGAAGCACCAGCTCAAATTGCGGGTGCCCTTCAATATACCTGCCTATCCCGTTGATAATATAGCTTTTGGCCGCCGCCATTTGATTCAAAAGCTGACGATCATCTTCTTCATGCTCGACCTTTAAATAGTTTTTAATAGCCTCTAAATCCATTCAGGACACACCGCCTATTCTGTCGGTTCTTCTTCGGTTCCTTTCAAAGCAGCCAGGTCACTTTCAAGGTTATTCATTTTTTGTTTCAATTCATCAAGCACTTTTGTAATTTCGCTGTTTAGATGCTCCGGCATCACGCTGCCAGTTCCGATGTTTTTACTCCGGACGGATTTTTCTGCAAGCATTTCATACGTAATGCTGCTTTCTTCAATAACGGCCGGATCACCCTTGTCTCCTTTCTCACCTTGCGGGCCTTGCTCGCCAGTATCTCCCTTTGGTCCGGCCGGTCCCGGTTCACCCTGTGGTCCCTGTTCCCCGGGGTCCCCCTTATCGCCTTTTGGTCCTTGCGGGCCGGGTTCCCCCGGTTCTCCTTGAGGACCTTGTTTACCGGTATCGCCTTTGTCTCCTTTCTCACCTTTTTCACCCTGCAGTCCTTTTACAAAAAGCGGATTTTCTTCGCTGTTTTCTTTGAGATAGACCGGCGTTATCGCCTTGCCGTCTTTTCCTTTTTCAGATGAAGTTTTGATTCCATTACTTTCATATAAATAATCTTCAGCCATCTGTAATCATCCTTTTCCTTTTATTTTTTATTCCGTTTTTCCGTCAGACTGAGAACCGGCAAGCTCTTTCAATTTATCTTCTATAGCCTTGAGACGATCTAAAACAGATGAATTTAAGTGTTCTTCCATTACACTGCCGGTGCCGATATTCCTGCTGCGGACCGACTTATCCGCCAACATTTCATTGGTTACGCTTCCGGGTCCTGGTTCAGATTGGTTGCCGCCTAAACTGACCTCTTGTCCATCTTTAATGACCTTGCCCCCGGCAATTTCTAAAACACCGCCGATGACGGTACGATTTCCCCCGTCGGCGGTGTAGTTTTTTGGTATACGCATGGTGCCCCCTCCTTTTACGCGTCATCAAGTGTTAATTGACCATATACAACGGCTTCTGAATCCCACAGCCTTACGTCCTCGCGCTCGATAGCACGTACTTTTGTTGTGTTCGTTTCAAAGGCGCCAGCTCCCACGTCAGTAGAAGCAATAGATTGCTGCTGGCGGTCAAATAAAACGATAGCCTCCTTCAAGTCACCAATAATCATTGGTGCTTTTCCAGAGACTGTCTTTAGGACTTTATTTGAAATAACCACGACACGGCGGCCGAACAGCATTTTGTTTGTTGGTTCACTTGGAATATCCTTCAAGAGATACTTTCCATCTCCGTCTTTCAGTTGATCAAGGTAATCAAATCCGTCTTGGTTCGTCATGATAATAGCTCCGGCAGAGATAGCAGGATCAAGGGTTACGTTAAGTGTCTTCTTAATGTTATCCAGGCCTTTGAATTGAACCTTTTTCAAAGAATCAAGGATTGAAAGAATTAAAGCATTCCGCGTTGTGATTGATTTCTTTACAAACCATCTGGCGACATAAGACATAATAGCCTGGTCGGTATCTTGTAAAAGTGTATTCGATAAAGGCAGGATGCCCGCATAATCAGTAATTTTGTAAGAAAGCTTGGTAAACCTCGGTTGATCTGTCTCTGCAATTTCGTCCATTTCTTCTAAGACGGCAAACGGCGTCATGTCACTGTTTTTCTCAAGCATACGTGTACCTGAACGGGTCGCAACTGGCTCAACTGTTACATATTGTTCAAGCTGTTGCTCTTGTTCCCGTTTCAATTCCTTGATCGTTCTCGAAATATCTTCCGGAATTAAAATGCCGCCGTCTTCTTCATTTTTACCGGACATCGCACGAAACTCTTCACTTTCAAACAGATCGCGCTCTTCCTCCGTTAAGCGTTTGCCGCGGAGGGATTTCATGAAAGCTTGAGTGAACATTTTTTGTCGTTCTTCTTTTGCCCCTGTATCGCCGGCCCTGCCCTCTGGGTTGCGCTCTTGTTCGGGCACAAAGTTTACACCGCCCGGTAAATCCGGGACATCAAGTGAACGTCCCTCGGTCATCAATTCGATTTGATTTTTAAGCTGTTTCACTTCATCAAGCAATGCACGCGCTTCATCGGTATTGCCCTCCTGCAGCGCCTTATCTGCTTGCTGCTTCTTTTCAGTAAACTGTTGTCTTAATGCGATTTCTTTCTTGCTCATTTGCATTGGCATAAAATCATTTCCTCCTTGTTTTCTGAACTAAAAAAGACCTTACTCCGGGAGTACAAGGTCTAATAGTTCCAATTCCATTTTTAACGCTTCATCTGATGAATTACGTCTTTCTTTCAGCTGCTCAACCTTTTCTAAACTGCGGGCACCTACAACCGCCTCAGTATCGCTGTAAGCAGGCGTAGTGACGAGCGAAATGTCAAAAATACGATTGATTTTATTAATTCGTCGCTCGTAAATGTCCTCATCTTCATTGATACGCCATTCATCTGCCTCAGCATCCCCATAATCAAGTGAAAAAGCAAAAGAGCATTGATTGATCACACCGCTCCGGACATTCTTTATTAAATCACGCGCATATGACGTGTCTGAGGGCTTAAATCGGAATTTGAGGCCTATCCCGTCTATTTCTAATTCAAGACGGCCAGTATCCTCGGAAACGGTATTTCTCGCTAAGGGAAAATCTTGCTTATGATTAAAAAGGGCGATGACGTTAGACATGTCAGCTGAGTCAAGAGCCGTTCTGCTGATTATCTCTTTAAACCATCCCAAACGTTCTGACCATTTTTCGAATTTGAGAGCGTACCCTTCGATATATTCACTCTGCCCCTCACCTTCGGAACGTAACTCAATCGGCGTCGTCAAATGCCGAACCTCTTTATCCTTCATTCTTGTTGTCACCCCCCTTCATGGCGCCGCCAGCTTTAAGCCGCTGATATTCTTCCACAAAATCGAGGAACACATAGTTTAAGCTGGAGATATATTTGTCGCCGTTTTCAATAGGGTTGCGCTCAAGTAATTCTCTGATTTCGTCTTTATTCAGCACTCCTGTTTCATGAAGTGTTTTCAAATACTCCGCTTGCGTCTTACTGTCGCCGCGCAGCTCGCTATCTATATTGAATTTCACGTAATGGCCGCTTTTCTGATCGTGATCTAAGAACAATTTAACGTTTAGTTCTTGTTCAAAATTCACAATCCACGGCTGCAGCGTGTTTCTGACATATTCAATGGACTGATGCTCAATATTTGAAAATGTCGCTTTATCTAATTCGTTCAGCTTATGCAACGGCACTTTATAAATCATGGAAATCTGTGCTTTGTTAAACTTCATAGACTCAACAAATTGAGCTTCTTGCAGAGGCATGGAAATAGATTGATATTCCAGTCCGTTATCTATAATGGCGATATTTTCACCTTGATTCACCCGTTTCCACTCTTTGCGCACGTTCTCTTTTGGTTTTTCATCCAGGAACGCCGGAACTTTCAATATCCCCCGAGGAGTTGCCTCGTTCTTGTACAGTTTGGCGTTATATTTTGTGGCAGCCGCTTGCGCCCCGATATGCTCCCGCACAACGCCAATAGGTGATTTACCATGTATTCCGTCAGTCGAAAGCCCTTTAAAATGCAGTATTTCGTAGTCGTATAATTCAACGGCTGTCCCGTTTATCACAGTTTGATACCACAGCATGCCTGTTGTCGGATGAACGTAAGCATTCGTGTAATCAGGGCGCAAGGGAAAGAGCGCTTCCGGGTAACCATGTGGTCCGAATTGAATATAGGAATATGCATTCCCCCAAGTCAGAACATGAGTCATCATGAGCTTTTTCCACGTGAAGGCTGTCATGTAAGGATTCGGCCGAGCATAAACAGCATGCGCGGACATGTGCTCGGGTTTCCGCTCTATGCCGCTGTCCGTTCTTTTATATGTGTGAATCGGCAGTTTGGCAATGTCATCCGATAATACATTGACACATGCAAATATGTCCGGCTGCACAAGTGAGTTGCTTTCACTCACTCTCTCACCGCTTGCTGTTTTCCGGCCGCCGAACATATTTAATAAAATGTTGTTAAAACCATCTTCATGATCTGACGAGCCAGAACGTTTCTCAAACATTCGTTCAAGCAGCATTTATATCACCTCGCTTTCTTTGATATGAGGTACGCATAAAACATTAAAAAGACACCCGTCAGAATAAGACCGATGTTTGTGCTCCATCTATAGACAGCTGTCAGAATAAAGGCGGCTCCCGCCATAAACAGCAGATCATTTATTATCAAGCAGAAAAAAGAAAGCAGGGCTTTCATATACTTGGGGTGAAAAAACCACTTAAAAAAAGCTTTGATCTTTTTCCTGACTTTTTTCATTTTCTCACATCCTAAAAACTGAAATTCCCAGAGCCGAAGTGATTATTTAAATCTACTCTATGGTTTGTGTCATGATACATCGCTCTGGCGTAAGCATTTATAACAGCCGCAATAGGGTCGATTCTCTGCGGTGATTTTGCTTTATCCAGCATGATATTCTCTTGCGGGTCCATTTTCGTAATTGCGTTATTAATTGCCCATGTTAAAACCGGATCATCGCCATGCACGACTTTCCTTTCAAATACCTTTTCTCGAAAGCTTTTTGTTGGTAATGAAAGATGATTGATTCTCTGCGGCAGTTCCACCATTGTATGCCCTTTTGATTCAAGCCGCTGCGCTAAATGAAGAGCATTCCACTTGTCATATGCTGTCTCTTGTAGTCGAAAACCGTTTTTATGAATAAATTCAATGATCCATTGTTCAACTAATTGATAGTCAACTGCTTCGCCAGATGTATAAGTGATAAATCCCATCTCTCTCCACAAATCATATGGCACTTTATCCGTCGCCATTTTTTCTTTGGCTCGGGCTTCAGGCATAAAGGAATGTTGACCGACATAGAAAAAGCCGTCTTGCATGGCCACATATCCAACGGAGGTTAAGTCTGTTGTCATTGATAAATCAAGGCCCAAATAAACGGGCAGTCCTTGCAGATCAGGAATTTCCCCGCTGCAAGCGCGCCATTTTGTCATCTTCATATAACCATTGTCCTTCTGGTCAACCCATCGGTTCATATTTTTGGTGAGGAAACTGCGCATCTTTTCAGGCACTTCAAGAGCCACTTTTAAAGCAGAACGTAATGACTCCATCCCCTCGGGGTATGTTGCCACAATCGGATTCGCCTTGATCCAGTTTGATTCATCTTTTATGTCATCTTCCGGGTCCAGTTCACAGATCATAACAAAATAATCATCATTCTCCGTGTCAATGTCTGGATCAAGAATTTTACTCGTATATTGATATTCCTTAAAGCATGGCCGCTCCATGTTGAAACCCGCTGTCGTAATAACAGCCATTAACGGACTGCGCCGGGCGACCATCCCGCTGTCCAGGACATCGTAAATCTCACTTGTTTCATGTGCGTGGTATTCATCCACAATTCCCAATGATGGGTTTTTACCATCCCCGAGCTTCCGGGCCTCACGGGAAAGAGGCTGGATAATGGAGTTTGTTTTATATTTTTTCACGCGGCCATTAGCAGAGGTGTATTTCCCTTTGAGTATCGGCGCGTGATGCAGCTGCTCAAGAATTGCTTGATATACTTCATCTGATTGTTCGCGGGACCAGCCTGCGATAAATACCCGGTGTTTTTCTTGTGTCGGGAAAATCTCATACGACGCTATTAAAGCTAAAAATTGCGATTTCGCATTTTTACGGGCCAGCTGGATATAAGCTTTCCGGAACCGGCGGGCGCCATTTTCTTTTTTATAGAATCCGTATATATTGGCCGCAATAAAAAGCTGAAAGTCTGTTAATTCAATCGGCTGCCCTGCAAGTATACCTTCGACATGATTAAATTGCCGCGACCATTCATAAAAATCCACCACAGCTTCAGCATCAAAGTAATAAGGGCAGTTATCTTCTGCGAGCCGGTCAACATCTTTAAAAAATCGCTCTACAGCCCATTTTTGCTTTTTGCCTGCCTTAATTTCTCCGGAGCGAATTTTCTCAGCATATGACCAAACCCGCTCAATGAGAATTTCGGCTGTAATCTCTTGCATTACATGCGGCCCCCGAACCGTTCTTCCTCTTTTGACTTCGGTTTCCCATCATCTTTTTTCGGGATAACAAGTTTACAGCGAGAGGAAATGGTCAGCCCTAAATCACTAGAAGCTTGCCGGCATTGTTTGAACAGCTTGTCTTGATTGATAAGCAAATCACTGTATGTCTTGTTCGCTACTTCAAATTTATTTCCGTCATCATCCTCAACTAATGCAGTAATGGGCGTTTCGAGTAAGACTTCGGTCATTTCCAAGTATTGTTTTTGAGCAAACAAAAAACGGGCAAGCGCGTCCACATCTAAATTAGTCATAATTCCGATGTTTTTTAGCTCATCCGCTATCTTTTTAAACTCTCTTTTTAAGTCTTTTGGCAAATATGATGGAGCTTTTACTTTGTCGTTTGGTGCCTTTACTTCCTGTGCTCGACGCTCCTCAATCTCTTGCTTTGTCAAGTTTTTCTTGCCTTTCACCAGTAGCAAGTCAACAGGTTGCCGTGGTCTAGCCATTCCCTCACCTCCTTCCGAATTTTCATTTAGGGAATTTATCAAAATGGGGAGGGGAGCGCGGTCTCCGGCAAACGTCCTCTAGGGATTTAAGGGTGGGGGGTCTCCATCTCCTTCTTCAGCTGGCTCATGGCTGCTTGTATTTCGGTTTGTGCTGCTTCTATTTTCTTTGAATATAGATCGACAGCTGATTCCTTTTTCATGTTACGACGAAGAGCAAACATCTTTCTTATTCTGTGCTGCATTCGTCTGATGTCTTCGTTTGAATAGAAGGATGTATACTCAGCCTTGCAGCGTGGACACTTGATATAATGCTCTTTGATTCCGTTGTCGTGCTTCCTGATCTTTGAACAGCCTTTGATAAGCAGTCTGGTCATACATTGATCACACACGCACGTTTGATGTTCTGTTTCCAAATCCTCCATCCTCCTTCGCTGTCTTCCGGCCGTGGCACGGGCCACATAGGGGCTGCCATTTACTTGAATCCCAGAATAGTTTCATGTCACCTTTATGCGGAACGATATGATCGACAACTGTCGCCGGGGTTCTTCTGCCCTGCATCAAGCAGGCGGCACATAATGGATGTTTGGACAGGTAGCCAGCACGCGCCTGTCTCCACTTGCTGTTATACCCCCGTTTGGCCGCAGACTCCCGGTATTGATCATAGGCCGGCTTGGTTCGCCTGTGCTGTTCACAGTAGCCCTCTCGTGTGAGGTTTGGACAGCCGGGTTCATTGCAAGGCTTCAAAGCTTTTTTCATTCCAATCCCTCCAATCATATTCTTTCTAAACTGCCCCCGCACTCAAGCCGTTAACCGCCGATTGTCTATCCTGAGATTTACCGGACGCAGTTTACAGAGAACATAAAATCAAGGGGGATTAAGACTGTTTAAAGGTTTCCCTTCCCCCTAAAACGTTCCTTTCCTCCAATGCTCATGTGCACCTGAACATCTTTAGTGGTATGCAACTACCCAAATAAAAAAGCGCCCTCCATTGGAAAGCGCTACTAATTAGTTCTTATGAATCAAATTGTTCGGGTAAAGCCTCTCTGCGGAGTGACTCCCATTCTGTTATAATCTTTTGATTTTCTACGTCATGGGAAAGAATAGTAACTATTTCAAATTTCTTAACCTTATCAAGATATAATCTCCCTGTTTTACACAACCATTTCGTTATGTCAATATCCTTTAAATTACAAGGAGCATTTACAAGAGCAGTCCCAGAGACTCTTAATTCCAATAAATATTCTCCGTTTTTGGTGAAATAGACACCCTCATAATCACCATTTCTTGGACTTCCCTCGCATTTCACTTTTTGTCGTTCAGCTTCTTCTCGACGACGTTTTTCTGCTTCATCTCTTTGACGTACAATTGCTTGCTGCTGAGGACTATATTTTCCCATATCATACCTATAACCCATGTTATCACCTCCCACCTTATTATCGGTGAAAGAGAAGAAATAAGGAATAATTTGCAGAATTTGTCGAAAAAAAGTCCTTTCACATATTAGTCTCAAACGTAAGACAAAAAAATGTTTTTTTCAAAAATAAGAGTCGACACGTATTATAATACGTGTTATAATAAATATATAGAAAGGAGATGGTAATCATCTAATGAGTTCGCGAGAATTAATCAAGCTAATTGAAAAAGATGGTTGGTACGAAGTCCGAGCAAAAGGAAGTCATCATCAATTCAAACATCCGACAAAGCCCGGAACGGTTACCATCCCACATCCTAAAAAAGACTTTCCAAAGAAAACAGTAAAATCAATCATGAAGCAGGCGGGGCTTGAATAGCCCTCCTTGCTTTACAATATAAATCACTTCACACAATAAAATTTGAGAGGGTGCTTTAACTTGAAAAAGGATAGATACATTTATCCTGCTCTTTTCGATTATGATGACGACGGCATCACTGTAACATTTCCAGATTTACCTGGTTGTATCACTTTTGGCAACTCTGACGAAGAAGCTTTAACAATGGCAAAAGAAGCTATGGCCTTGCACCTTTATGGCTTCGAACAAGACGGTGATATAATACCTGAAGCTACACCTTCAAAGGAAATCAAAGCAGAGGAAAGCCAAAGCGTCGTTTTAATTGAAACTTGGATGCCTCCATTTCGTCATGATATGGAAAATGCAGCAGTTAAGAAAACACTTACTATCCCCCGCTGGATGGATGACATTGCAAAAGAGCATAAGGTAAACTATTCTCAGTTACTTCAAGAAGCCATTAAAGAACATCTAGGGATTCATAAAAATCCAAGGTTGTAAATTTTTTCATTAAACAAAACCATTGAAATAAAACATGACAAGTGATACAGATAATGATATAAATTGAGCAGCCTACGGGTTGCTCTTTTTTATCAACTCCTTGTGCTAATCGCTTAATAAGAATTGCGCCTTACACATATACTCCGAGAGGAAGCCAGGTATAGTAAGAACGCGGATAAAACGTAATTACTCTTTCCCCGATACGGCCGCCGCAGACCAGCTGCTATCCAGGCTCAGAATGTTCCTCTCGTTCGGCTTCATTCCTCAACACCTTTGTTCCGTATCCGGATACGCCATTGATAAGGGTTAGGCGCGTCACCCGTGTTTTGTTGATAGGTTAAGTTTATCGAGATTTCAAACATAAATAGTCCCCCCTTTTCTCCCCCAATTTGTCCCCTGTTTTGTCGGAAATTTGTCGATAAAAAAGCACTCAGATAATTCCGAGTGCTGTAGCAATGCGTAAAATGGCACGCTGTTTTATTTCATAATAGGTGTCCTTCTTCATGCCGAGTTCCATATAAATATGAATGTCTTTCGTTTGGCTGGCTGCTAAATATTTTTTCTCAATGATCATGCGTTCTTCATCATCCAGGCTGTTTTCTAGGGCCCTTTCCATCTGCTTAACCTTCAGTTCATTTAATATGAAAGAATCTCTGATTGAAGGAAACGGGCTGATGCCAGCGTCAACCGATTCCTTTTTATTCTCAAGCTGTACTTTTAATGCTCGATAATCTTTGAGTTCTTTGATCACGATTTTTCGGACTGCCTTCAAATCCACAGGATGAAGGAATGAAAGTTGTTCTGTCACACCCGTCCTCCTTTTCTCTATTTTTCACGTTCCCATTTTTGTATTCGTCGTTCAGTTAAGCAAACCCACACAATGAGAGCAAATGAGTTCAACATGAAGAGAGCAGCTATAATCGAGATAATCATTCCCCGGCCTCCCATCCTTTTGGTTTTTTCAAACCACATTCCAACGCATTCAAAATATCTTTCAACTTGCTGTTATCATACGGGCCGTATATTTTATTTTTTATCACTAATACAAACTCACGTTCGGTTTCAATGTATGCAAAATCCCCCAAAAGGTAGTTCCTGACTACCCCCATTTATTTCACCCTTGAGAGACGCTGTACATCCGAAATAGTCAGTTGGTGATCAGCTTCACGGACAGCCTCGGCAAATGTTTCAATTCCGGTATCCCATAAACCATGACGCTCTATAATCTCAGAAAATTCCTCAACATCATGCTCACGGATGCCCCAGCTGTCTGGATCAGTAGCGGCACCGTATACCTTCACCCATTTCCTTTGATCTTTCGGGTCCGGCTCTTCCCATTCTTCTCGAGTAAAATGGCAAAGCTCATGATCTACCAGAGCGGCGCGCTGTTCCTCCGGCATTGCCTTCCATGCAGCCTTATTGATAAAAACGAATAGCATGTAATCAGTCATATGACGTTCGAACGCTGTGCATTTCTTCGCCTTCCCTGCCCACTTGCTGTTACCTTCACGGAGATAAAACCCTATTTGTTGTTTAGCGTCTTTTAAATGTGGGTGATGCTCGTCAATTATGCTTTCAGCCAGCTGCCGTACTTCCTTCGATTCCTCAAAACCTACAAATGCCATGTTACTTCCTCCCTTTGGTTTTTATTGATTTATACAAGCCCGCCTTTCAGCAGTTCCCGAGCCATGTAATGAAAGTGATGATAAATGTAATTGCCGGTAGCATGAGGACTGATAAAAACGGTCGAAAAGCCGTAGCGTACCTCAAATGTTTTCAAGCTGCCCAACAACGCTTTTGGTTCATACTTTGAACGATATTTCCCGTTGAGTATCTTTTGGTATCCTTCCAGGTCTTCCACCAGAAGAGTGAAAGGATGCCTGGACGCCCGAATCAATTCATTTTCAAAACGGGAGCGGTCTTTTATCGACTGAACCAGCTCGTCCACTCCGTTTTTCCGTTCTATGACTGCATTCAAATACATGTCCCGGCTGATGCCGTACTCTTCATTTTTTGGGATCATGGCGGAATAGTCGCCTGTTTTCATCCCCTTGAATTTGATTAATGCTTTCTTTTTGCGGAGATACTCAAGCACATGCTGGTTCTTTTGCTCTCGTGTGTCCACAATTATGACCATGCTGTCCAGAATTTCTTTTAACTCCGTTTCCGAATAGTTATAGTGAATAATTGTCATGCTTTCTTCTCCTTAAAATACGTCATGGCCCGATCATAGATATATGAGGATAGCCGGTATGTTTCCTCGTTCTCATAATTCGAAACGGATTTATTTAAATCGCGCCAGCCGTTTTCCCAAAACATAACAAGTAATTTCATGACACACATAACCGCCTCGTCATCATGGTTGAACCAGTCTTGTATTTTTTTATCTCTTTCTTGATCGGCATGCATGAAAGAGTCGATAATTTTATCTATGGTCTGCTTCACATTATGTTCCTGCTGCGTATACTCGCCTTTCAAATACTGAATAATGCGTCCTTTATATGACTGAACAAATTCCTCAAGCTCTGGATATATATTCTCTGGCTGCTCAATGTACAGGTCATTTCCGTCAAGAACTAAAGAGGAACCCATTGACGCAAGATCAGCGCATATTTGTTTTGGATGCAAATTTCTCACCTCTATTAAAAGGGTTACTAAAGGGTTATCGAATTTATTTTTCAGTAACCCTCCCCAAACCCTTATATATCAAGGGTTTGAGGCCTTTCAGGGTTATTGGGTTACTAAAGGTTATCTATTTTTGTATTAAAGCTTATATAGTATATATATTTTTTTTATTAATTAATTTTCATGTGAGAGGAACAGGGAATTTCGATAACCCTCAGTAACCCCTAAAAATTGTAAAGTTCTCAAACTTCTTATATATCAAGGGTTTAAAGCTTTTTTCTGTTGATTGGAGTAACCTTTTTTGGGTTACTTTTTGAAGTTGATTCAGTAACCCCTGCGTATTGATTTAAAGTAATGCCGTAAATGTAAGTTCTGTTTTTGGCGCCTTTACCTTTTTTATATCCTCTAATTTCCAATTGTCGGTAAAAAGCCCGATTCTTTAATTCAACATCGTCATTTTCATAACACCAATTTTTGTACTCTTTATAGATTTCCTTGGCCTCAATTTTTGAAGCGGGATGAATAACGCATCTTTCAGAAAGAAATGGGCCGAGAATGTCCATATCCTCGCGATATCCTTCTGTAGCTCTCCTGATATCTTCCGGCTCGGTTAGCCCTTCCTTCTGCCACATCAAGCAGCCCTGGACGGCCCACCGGAGAATGCCCGGCATTTCTGCAACAAGTTTCTGCGGCAATTGCTTGTCCACTTTCTCTTTTGGGATTGTGACAGTAAACGGAACAAGCCGGATGCGGCGCCATATTCCTTCATCGCTGCCCTTAACAATAGGCTTATGGTTTGTCGTAAAGAACACTTTAAATTCTGGTGTAAACTCAAAATACTCCTGACGTAAGAAACGCGCGGACATCTTTTCTCCACCGGTAATCTGCTTCACCAATGATTCGGACAATTGCTGTCCCTCTTCACTCTCCACAGCCGACACGAACCGGGCACCATCCAGCCGGGCAATGTCATTGTTAATGCTGGTGTCGTTCTTCTTTTTTATGAAAGTGTCGCTGTTCGTCTGCCTGCCATAGTCGCCCAGCAGTTGTTGAACCGTATTGATAAACGTAGACTTCCCATTACGGCCATTCCCGAACAGAAAGAACATGACTTGTTCCGTAGTCTCCCCGGTCAATGAATAACCAATTGCTTTCTGCAGAAATTCAATAATTTCATAGTTCGGCTTGCCCTCTTCATCTATGAAAATACTTTCCATGAAGGCTTTCCAGTTAGGACAGTCAGCGTCCTTTTCATATGCAACCGGTGAAATTTTTGTAAATAGCAAGTCGCGGTCATGTGGCAGTAGATCGCCGGTTTTTAAGTCGATTACACCATTTTCACAATTGAACAAGTATTTATGTGAATCAAGCTCCTGCTTTCTCACGGAAACCATTGGCCTTGTGTCGAGGATCGTATTCATCCGAATATTACGGCGCTCGCATTTCTTGGCCCAATCGTTCAATTGCTTTTTCCTATATCCGTCCTCAGTAGCTTGAGCCTCCCCGTAAATCGCCCGGAGGGTTTGGGCTGTTATGGCTTCAATTTTTCGCTTGCTGTCCTCCTGCCACATCTTCCCGTTCCATATGAGCCATTCAAGTTCATTACAATAACGAATATTCTTTCCGTGATAATAAACGATGCGTTCAGCATTGCCAAGTTCCGTCAAATGAAATGTCGGGGGCGTATCAATGATTTCCTCCGTGTCTTCTACCTGGGAAGCAGACGGCTGAGAAAAATACACTTCATACGGCTTTTCTTGCTGTTCCATCAAGTCAGATATTGTGGAACCGGTCGAATAAATAGCAGCAGCTATTGTCATTTCGCCATATGTAGCCCCGTCGGAAGAGTGCTGACGATCCCACTTTTCGCGAAACAAATTTGATTCACGAAACATAGAATCCATTTTCGATGCGTCCCTATCCGTCCAGAATGCCAGGTGATTACATAAAGCCATATCTGTAGAAGAATGGTCGTCATTTATCAACTGCCCGTTAAACAAATCCTGAATGTTTTTTCCGTTCTTACTGTTGAACATTCTTTCCCATATTTCTTTATTAGAAAGGCTGCTGATATCTGTTGGTGTAGATTCTCGCGGGCTGACGGGTTTCGCTTCTTCCTTATCTTTCAAATACTTATCAAAAAGGATTTTTATTTCTTCCGTTCGTTCCTCTACCGGGCCAATATCAAGACTGCGACCGGTGAATGTAAAATAACGGCCATGCCTGTATACTTCCAAGCCCTTATCTATATTTTTTCTCCCTGTGCCCGGTCCGCGTAATGGGAGTTTACCTTTGGCGATAATATGAACGCCCTCGCCACTCGGAGAGTATTCGGTATAACTGCTGATCGTTTGAATAATTTCCTGGGCGAAAGAAGACAGGACACCATCATTTACACAGTGATCTATGTCTATCCCAATGAACGGATCATCTTTAGAGAACATGAAGCCGATGCCGTCATACTCCTGTTTATTGAAAAACTTCATGATAGTTGCAAAGGTGGACCAGGTTCGCTTATTGCTTGATTGGGCCATACTGCCGTCAATCTGATATGGCACTTTCGTTTTTTTACCGTTACGCTCTTCCGAACGCCATAGAATCCACTGAGGGGCGTTTTTTAGCTCTTGCGGTATATTTTTAAAGTCGTACATGTGTTTAACTCCCCTTTAAAAACGAGGGAGCTATACACTCCCTCAAATGTGTTTCTTGTAATCAAAATGGTACATCTTCATCGCTCACTGTAAATGAGCCGGTAGCCGGTGCCGGCGCTTCTGACGGCTTGAATGCTTTAACTTCTGGATATTTTTTGCCGTTATGCTCTCTTTCTCCGACAACTAAGCGGACCGGTTTATTGAGAAAAGCATTTGCCCATTCAATATGATCCTTAAATTTCATTCCGTTCGGGAAGCCCGCGGCCTTTGATGCTTGATGAAATCTCCACATTGCGTTATCTGTAACAGTGAAATTGTCATATAAAATTTTCTGCCCCTGACATGGCTGCTCAACGTCGGAACGGATTTCATAATCAACAACAAGACGCTGGTTGCCGGATGCGGCTGTTTTTCCTTCAAAGTTGATAACTGTGGCCTCATATTCTCCTGGTTTAATTGGTTCAAATGAATCGCCTTTGCTGTGGTCTACTGTAAACATATTTAATTCCTCCAATTTTTTTGTTTTATTTGCCGTTTAGTACAGCTACAAGATTTTGAGTAATTTGATCTACTATGTGCGGATCTGTTGTGTCTTCATTTCGCAAATCATAAATTACACTGTCTATGCCACTGTTTAATCTATCAATCTCTGAAATTAACCAGGGTACGTCTTGACGGGAGTGCGCGATGTATTTTGCGTCATCTTCATCCGTTGTTTGTGCGGTCAATAATCCGCCAATTGTTCCGATATTATTTAATCCGTTGGGTGATTGCTTCCCGATTCGCCACGGCCCTTCCGTTGCCGCATCGGCACGCTGCCGGATTTCCTCAAGCTTCATTTTGATCACCTCCCGCAGCCTTTAATCTCTTAAGGGCAGCTGTCGCCAGTTTGATATTCCATTGTTCAAGCTTCTGGTTGGCTTTAATCTGAAATTCTTCAATCATTTGAGCAGCCTTTTCGTTGTCCTCAATTATCATTTTGATGTGAGTAATCAAGCCGACGCGTTCTGTTTCTTCCTCCGCCTTTACGTCAATACCGAGCTCAAGCCACTGATAAAGTTTCCGGCCGACTTCCGGGCTTAACTTGATTGAAGAGCCTTCAAACATACGCGTATTGTCCTTGGACGTCTCAGCCATATGATCAATGCCGATAGTGAAATTGAGCATGAATTCATATTCCATTTCATCTTTTTGGACGGGCTTTGTCCCAACCTTACGCGGAGCCATTTTGCCTTTATCATCGGGCTCCACTACATACTCCGTTTTTGTTCTCAATGTCGCCAAGATGTGAACATCATTTTGCGTTAACGTCTTAATTAGCTTGGTTGTTTCTGGCGCAAGCTTGCCCCAGTTTTGAAACGAGTTACCGGACATGCTGCCATGTGTTTCAACTATTCCGCCTTCACCCTGCCAGTTGTGTGAGAGTGAATCAATGACGACAACTTCGGCTCCGGCGTTCTTAATTGCTTCGACTGCCATTTGATATCGTTCTGTTGTGTAAGGCGGGGTAAAATCGATGTGCTTAAAGCTCCCGATCCGCACATCATCAAATTGCAAGTTTGCATATAGTTTGGCGCGCCGGTGTTCGGTATCAACTACGCCGATCTTTGACCAGATTTCCTCCTCGCTTACCTCTGGGTATGCTTCACGCATCATTCCGTAGGCTACCAGCAGGGCGCCGGCTGTTTTACCAGAACCACTTGGACCAATAAAACCCACAATTGCTTTTTCCTTTTGACGCTGCGCGTCTGTTACTTGAAACATCCCTTACACCTCCACTTTGAAGCTGACTGTTTCCGGCTGCACTTCTACGCCCGGGACAGCTTGTCCATTTGAATCAATTACGATCGGTTTACCTTCAAGCTCAGTGACAGTCAATGTCTTCTTAAGGTCACCCCAGGACACAGACTCTTTTATAAACTCTGTCATACCGGCATCCTTCACATGCTGCAGAAGTTTTTCCTTGTCCACTTCTTTAGGGGCTGCTTTTGTTGTCCGGCTTTTAGATTTCCCGTAAGGTGTGGAAAGTGTTTTTACCTTCGGGTCTTCCTGCAACTGCTTTGTATGATAGACATTCACCAGATTCTCAAAGAATGAAAGACTGTCAGCTAAAGGCTTAAGCTCCTGCCTTTCCCATTCTTCAATACGTTGCTTTTCTGTGGCTGCCAGCGCTTTGATTTCCTTTTCCTGCGACTTGAGAGCAGCTATTTTCCGGAAAGCCCAGTTCAGGCTGTTCATATCAGTAATTTCAAACTGTGGACGGTCTCCCGGCAGTTCGCCGTTATTAATTTCATTTAGTTCTAAATCCTGTAATGGATTCATATGAGGCACCTTCCTCTATTTGATTTTGTTGAGAGATCCATTTAAAATGGAATTGCTTTTGTTTTTATAAGTCCACATTGCCGTGTGGGCTTTTTTTATTGATCTTCTTCATCGGCGTCCTCTTCCCGATCCCAGTCATACTGGAGATACTCTTTTGGATAACCGTAACGGTTAATTTCCGTTATGATTGGATGCTCAAGGTTCATGAACCTGGCCGCCTTATTAGTTCGACGTTTATCCCCCTGCTAAAAAATCGGGTTGCTATTTCATGCAATTGAACAACTTGTATCGGGTGGTGCATCCGTTTGAGTTCTTCGCAATGCTGCTTTAGGGTTTCAATCATTTCTAAACAGCCGTCGAAGTCACCATCTTGAAGGGCGTCCGGGATCAAGTCTTGTAGAAGAAACTCCATTGACTTGATTTTTCGTTCTGCATTTTGGCGATCTGTTTTCAAAAACTCATTTAAGTTCATGGATTGGCTCCTTTCCTTCCACTTTTAGATAAACAGCACAATATTTAACCATTTTTTTTCTACAGTAATCGCCGATGAGTGGTCGATTTTTTTTGATCATTATTTGTTCAAATTCAGCGAAGAAGGCCGCGAGGTCAAGCGCCTTTTCTTTCCGCATTCGGCTTCTCTCCTTTCTCCAGGGCTTCTTTCTCAAGCAACCTTGGAACTGATAGTTTCATAAAAATCTCATAAAGCCTGTCTTCTACATGTGCCGGCAGCTCTATCATATCCACCCTCCTCAATTACTTGTATTTCCGTCATTTTTAACACGTTTAAATCCAGATTTATTAAAATCGCTATTCTGGAAAGTGTTTTTGTACTCGGCAGATATCTGCCGTTTTCGATATCAGAGAGATAAGTTCTGGACATACCCAGTGCCTTCGCCATTTCTGTCTGTTTCAAGTGCTTTTCTTTTCTTTTGTCCTTAATTAAAGCCCCAAGCTTTTTCCCATCCAGCATGTTATCACCTCCCGTTAAGGTATGACTAAATTGTATGGTATTCACGACATTTTGTAAAAGTCGAAATATGACGAAATTCAAGCATTTTAAAGATTCAGAGAGTATATATCTTGTATTTCCGTCATTTTGCTAAAAAATACTTGTATTTCCGTCTTTTTTAGCATTGTATTTCCGACATTCGGATACTATAATTGTGACATGCCGTAAGGCACAGCGAGGCACAGTAAGGCACAGTAAGGCACTATGTGTTGTAAAGGAGACAGGTGATCGTAATGACTGTAGGGCAAAGAATAAAAGCCATTAGGAAGGAACGTAAGTTAACCCAAGTACAACTGGCGGAAAAAGCCAATCTTTCACGTTCATACCTTGCAGATATTGAAAGAGATAGATACAACCCAAGCCTCTCCACAGTAGAAGCAGTAGCAGGCGCGCTGGGTGTTCAGGTTTCTGCCATAGTTGGCGAGGAAACTCTTTTAAAAGAAGAGCAGGCTGAATATAACGCTAAAGAAGAAAAAGACATCGCAAAACGTATGGAGGAAATAAGAAAGGATTTAGAAAAATCGGACGGCCTTAGCTTTTCAGGGGAGCCCATGAGCCCGGAAGCTGTTGAGTCCCTCATGGAAGCTATGGAGCACATAGTTCGTCAAACGCAGAGAATAAATAAAAAATACACTCCAAAGAAATATAGAAAAGACGATCAAGAATAGGGGGCCTTATACTTTGATAAAAGCAGCTGTGCAAAGACTAATTAAAAAGTATAAAACCAGTAATCCTTATGAGCTTGCATCAAACATAAATATCAATGTTATTCCATGGAACTTGCATCATGAAATAATGGGATTTTATAAGTATGATAAGCGAAATAAATATATCGTTATCAATTCCAACTTAAGTCAGGCAGAAAGAACTTTTGTGTGCTCCCATGAATTAGGACATGCACAGTTACACCCAAGGGCCAATACGCCATTTATGAAAGAGCATACTCTTTTCTCGGTTGATAAGATTGAGGTTGAGGCAAACACCTTTGCGGTTGAGCTCCTTCTTCCCGATTGGGTAGTAAGCCAATACAAAAATACTGACTTCACCCTTGATGACATAGCTGTTATGAATGGGGTCCCTGCAGAGTTAGCCCACCTAAAAGACCTATCAGAGCTGAAAATTTTTTAACCAAAAAACAGAACATACGTTTCTAAAAAGGAGGGTTCATGAACCTGATGGACGAAAACACTCAAAAGAATGTCGGGATATACGTTAGGGTTTCAACAGAAGAGCAAGCAAAAGAAGGGTACTCAATATCTGCTCAAAAGGAGAAGCTAAAAGCATATTGCGTTTCTCAGGGGTGGGATAGTTACAAGTTTTATATTGATGAAGGCAAGTCCGCAAAAGACATACATAGGCCGTCGTTGGAGCTGATGCTTAGGCACATAGAACAGGGCATTATTGACACAGTTTTAGTCTACAGGCTCGACCGTCTGACCCGCTCTGTTCGTGACCTCTATTCCCTTTTAGATTACTTTGATAAATATCAGGCAGTCTTTCGTTCTGCTACGGAAGTTTATGACACAGGATCAGCAACAGGCCGGCTATTTATTACATTAGTGGCCGCCATGGCGCAATGGGAGCGAGAGAACTTAGGGGAGCGGGTTAAAATGGGGCAAGTTGAAAAAGCGCGTCAGGGACAATTTAGCGCGCCCGCACCATTCGGATTCACAAAGGAGGGTGAGAGCCTGGTCAAGAATCCAGAGGAGGGTGAGGTCCTTTTAGATATGATAGATAAGATCAAGAAAGGCTATTCGCTCAGAGAACTGGCTGATTATCTTGACGAATCTGACGCTATTCCGAAAAGGGGGTATAAGTGGCACATAGCTTCTATCCTGGTTATCTTGAAAAACCCGGTATTATATGGCGGATTTCGTTGGGCGGGTGAAATATTAGAGGGTGCATTTGAGGGCTACATATCAAAAAAAGAATTCGAACAGCTCCAAAAAATGTTACACGATCGGCAAAATTTCAAAAGAAGGGAAACCTCATCAATATTTATTTTCCAAGCAAAAATATTATGCCCCAATTGCGGCAGCCGCTTAACGTGCGAGCGCTCCATATATTTTAGGAAAAAAGACAATAAGAACGTAGAAAGTAATCACTATAGATGCCAAGCATGCGCCCTAAACAAAAAACCGGCAATTGGAATAAGTGAGAAAAAATTCGAAAAAGCACTTATAGAATATATGCAGAATGCGAACTTTAAGCGCGAGCCTAAAATACCTCAAGAGAAGCAACAGGACTACGATAAACTCCATCAAAAAATAATTAGTATTGAAAAGCAGAGAAAGAAATATCAAAAAGCCTGGTCCATGGAGCTAATGACTGATCAAGAGTTTGAGCAGCTTATGGCTGAAACAAAAGAGGCACTGCAAAAAGCTTTAGCCAAACTTGAGCAGAATGATTTACACCCCATAGAAAAACCTTTGAATATTGAGCGAGCTAAGGAGCTAGCAAAGATGTTCAGGGAAAACTGGTCTGTCTTAACAGGAGAGGAAAAAAGGCAAACTGTACAAGAGTTAATAAAACATATTGAGTTTGAGAAGAAAGACAATAAAGCCAGGATTTTAGACATTCATTTTTATTAG